TGGCTGCCTCTCCCGCCAATTTATTACCGAATATCAGCGTTAGCAGCAATGCAATATTCCAACAAGATTATTCTACATAATTCCGTTATTTTTTATCCATCTTGTGATTTAGAGCGGCAGAAGTCGCCATACTCAATCCTTTTAATTTCCCTGCCTGATACAGAAAGTAGCCAATGCAACAAACGTTGGCCAAGAGGATTACAAGTTGAAGAATATTATACATCACTGTTGTTCTCCTTTCTGCTCAAGTTCCCACGGCCATTTCAACACAGCATCAATATATACAATTCCGATACTCGTTTGAAGAAGGAAGTTTTCTTTATTAATAGCTTTAATTTTTTGAATCTTGATTGCATTCCCAGTATGGACAGCAATCAAGTCTCCTTCCTGCACCCGCATGATAGGTGGGAACTTGGAGACAAGCTTTTCCCAGTCCTTCCATGCGCGAAGTTCATCTTCTTCGGGGTCATCCTTGGGATTCAGCCAGTACTCATTGACTTCTGTCCCCAATCCGCATTCGCACAGTATTTGGCACACTTCTATTTCATCTATTTGTTTTGTAGTAAGCTGGGGCACTCCTCCGCACAACGGGCATTTAATATTTTTCATCTTCTTATAGTTCATTTTATCTCTTATTGTTTAGTTCATCGCAAATCTCATTCGCCTTATTTAGTGCTTCTTCCTTACTGTAAGGCGATCCTGGATAAACACCTGTTTTCCAATATATTTCATAAACAACGGACTTATTTTCCCGTATTTGAAAACATATTCCTTCATCAAAGACATTATAAGTATATTTTTTTCTTATTTCTTCAACTGGTTCGACAAGTTCTATACAAGCACAAGACAACAAAATTTTATTTCCTTTGAGAATACCTTCAGGAATAACAACATCTCCACTGTAATCTTCACCTTCTTCGAGAACTACTTCTACTCCTAATTTATACTTATCATTTATTTCCCGCTTATTTCCACAACCGAATAGTCGCCCTCGGTATCCTGTGATTCTAACTAGGTCTCCTCTTTTATATCTTCTGTCAGGGTCGTATTTCATTGTATTTATCCTATCTATTTCTTATTTCTTGGATGATTACTGCAATAGCAATTAAGAATAATGTTAGTGTGACTTTAAAAACCAATACTATGAAAGGGATTAAGACATGATTCCATTGCCAATCAATTACACCAAACCATTTTAATATAACTAATAGAATCCCAGAGGTTATTAATAATCCATTCATTGTTTTTTATCTCCTGTCTATTTTTAGTCAAAGGGAGTCCCCTCTTTCTCGTTGAATAGATCATTAGGATTTTCTACTACATCAGTATCGATGATTGATGATTCTTCTTCCTTCTTCTTGAAAACAGGTTCGGAAGATTTTTTATTATCCTTCTGTTCTTCTTTCTTCTCCCCGAATTGGTCATCCACAGAACAAACACCCGTTCTCAGGGCATTGAATAAATTCCTCAAGAAGATCACATTGGTCTTAGTCCATTTGTCAGAAGCAACTCCTACCTTCTTTTCCAGCATCTCGATTGTCACGCCCATCTGCTCGAACTTCTCTTTAAGAGAGGCCATGCGTTCTTCCATGCTATTATGGTCTTTCTCCAAAGTCTTCTTGCATTGCTCAGCCGCCAGCTCCTTGACAAACTCAGGGATTACGCCAAAGATGCACGCCCTCATTCTCCGGGAAGCCATGTTCGCGCAGAGTTCATAAATATCCCGGTCCGATTTAAGAGCATAACCGCCTTCTTTATTATTTTTGGTTTCTCTCCAATGTGGGACGATAAAAGAAGCCTTTCTAATTATATTGTTTTCTTTATCAAAACAATAAGCTTCACAGCAAGAGCATGTAATTCCTTTATCGTTAACAGTTTCTCCTGTCTTTCTCCATCCCGCCTCGATGTTTCCATAAGCCGCCATGCAGGCATTTGCAAGATGAATTGTTTCTCCAGTGATTTTGGACGGTCCGCGATCATAGGAGAAGAACGCCTTTTCAGCCAAACTTTCATAGGAACACATTGTCCTAATCTTAGTTTCAACTTCTACTATGTTTCGCGGCATTTGTTTCGCAATGAAGATCGAACTCAATGTCTGCATTGCGTCCTTGTCTGACATTGCAATCGCCAGAGCTGACCCGGGATTCACCACGGCGGCCAGTGACAAGGCATCATCGTCTTTTTTGTCTGTAGTCATATCAAATTTGTGTTGGTTCATTCACCTAAGTGATGCGATTATTATGCCATTTTTCATGCCACAGTCAATAGATTTTTGTTTTTTTTCACATGGCCTCTATGCTATAGTGCGCCCATGCCACAGAAGAAAGTTACAAAACTATATACAGATGAAGAGATTGAGAAGTTCCAGCTGATCGCGCGGGAAGAACCAGAAAAAATTGAAATCTTTCTGCACTTGGTAGGTATCATCCCGACTAAAAGTGTGATGCACAAGGCTAAATATCGTGCTGGCATCCTCTCAGTAAGCAAGATGAATGAACTTCGCAAGGTCGCCCCCTTCTTGTTCGGAGAAGATAAATCTCCGTCAGAATCAATTCTAAATGCCTACTTCTACCAGATGTTCGCCCTCGCCTCGAAAGAAGGAAAGACTATATTATGTGAAAATAACGGGCATGAGACCGCTTATTATATTGATAATGAAAAGGTAACATTATAATCCCATGTCCGAACCAAAGAAAGCTTCCGACATCCTCGAAGAACTAGGGTTTGATTTTAATAACATGCCCCTAGGCATTCCCGTTGTAGATCACCTTAGCCCGGAATACATCGAGCAAGAAAGGAAATTCCAGCAGGAGAAGGAACGAGAAATCTTTTTAGCTGATCTCCAGCTTGCCAAGATTCCTCTCAAGCATTTCAACCTGCTCAAAGAAATGACCGTCAAAAACAAGCCCGATCTCTATTCACGCATTAGGAAAGAGATGAAAGAAGAGTCCATTCTCATTTGCGGGCCTAACAAGCCCAAGACTCTATCAGCATGCGCATGGCTTGCACACAGATACAAGAAAGGGGATTCCATTTTCTATATTAAAGCCTTTGACCTGTTGAAAGAAGCAACTGACTTTCACAGCCGGAATAAATCACCAATTCTGAGAAGAGCATTCAAAGCAAAAGCCCTTGTAATTGATAACCTACAAAACGTTAATTTGCACGATATCAACATTTCAAATCTTTCACATCTATTATCAGAAAGAAATGACAACGGGCAAAGAACCATAGCAATTTCAACCACATTCCCCGAAACATCACTCCTAATAAAATCCATTGCAGAATCAATGGACCGCTTAATTACCGCATAATAAATCCCCCCGGCAGAAAAACCACAAACTGCCGGGGGGATTTTTTTTGCCTATATGCTATCCGCCAGAAATTATTTCTCGAAGTCCTTCATCACTTCGCGCTGGGCCTTTTCCATTTGACGCGCGAACAGCCCCTTTTCTCCGGTCTTTAGATAAGCCCTCAAAGACAGATAGGGAACAACAACTCCTATTTCCTTATCGAAAAGCTCATTAGTCTCTATCTCCGACAATCTCACCAATCCTGTCCTCTCATCAATGTCCTTCCTAGCCCGCCGAAAATAGTTGGCCGCTCCCGGAGCATCTACCGCTCTCACACTCACCAAACGGACCCCAGCTACGCAAGAATCATTCAGCTCTCCGTTAACATCGTCTCGAAGGCCTCTCATCACCTCCAGAAGCGTTTCCAAGTCTTCCTTGGTACCAAAGTCCTCCAAAGCGTCGCTAGGGCCTTCTGGAGCCTTCTCACGGCTTTCTGCGCCAGTTCCCTTGTCCTCTTCCAGCCCGAATATATCCGCGCAACCAATTACTACGTATCCCCCCACTTCTTTAGGGCTTTCAAAACAATGTTCGAATAAAGAATATTCCCCTTCTCTATTCTGGACATATAAATGGTAAGGGAAAACCTTCTCATTTATTTGCATATCAGAAATCCATGCCCTAGCGTTTTCAAGAGAATCAAAATATAGTTCATAATTATGAGGAAAAGACGGACTAGGGAAGGTTACTACCTTGAATTTCTTAAGTTGCATAGGCAATTCTACAGTTTTTTCTTCGGACTTGCTCAAATCAACTACATTACTATCCTTGAAAGTGTATGTAAAAGAATCAATGGCAAACTCCATTCCTCTCAGGGCGTCGCAATTATAGGAGATAGTGATTGTAAGATCGCTGTCCATTCCTGACCTCTCAATATATTCCTCAGCTCCCTCAAGCGAACCTGAATATGTAAAATAATAAATCCCACGACTCCTGCCAATAGGGTTAATAATGTCGTGCATATAAACATACGAACCAACATCAAACTCTTTTTCAAGGTCCAACAACGACAATTCATCAGCAGAATAGTTCTTAGAAAACTTAATATCTCTAAACGCCTGACCATATTCCTCGCTAATGTGGAACTCTAGGCCAAGACCTCTTTTCTTAGCATCAATAGCATGTTCTTTTACCCGGTTAATCATATCCTCTAATGCACGAGTATCAGGATAACTAGCAAGCGCCTCTTCTTTATAAAAGTCTTTCAACTTATCTTCATATTTTATAAGGACAAAAACCCTATAAGTTACTTTATTATTATTATTTCTTCTTTGCATCATTCTTTTTTTATCCATTGTTATTGTTTCCTTTCTTTCTTTTCTTTTTTCTAATTACAAGCATCTTTAAAACAATGCTCTTCATCAAAAAACCATAAGCCTTGCAAGCGGTAATCAGAAAATGAATAATCCGCTACAATCCTATTCACCTTCTCAATCCGATCACTATAAAAAACCCATACATACTGCATCCCATAAATCAAAGGATTAGCCCCATTAGCAACATACGTTAAAAAGCAGTAGCTCATATCTTCCACCAAAACACCACACCGACTAATACCCCTCGACAAATCAAAACAATCCCCACACCCCCATTTGAAACATATCGCACCCATACTCCTCCTATGCCCTCCCTCAACCAAGCTAATACCCAAAAGGACATCATCGCCACTAGCGCACATCCCCTTTAAATGGCCATAAACCCTATTTAACGCCCCAACTTCCCCCCCAACCGGGAATTGGGATTCAAAACAGTTATCAAAGTTTACAAATGCGCTCAGTTCATATTTCTTCATTTCTAGCTCTCCTTTGTTTTCTTTCAACTATAACGTTTTTCCCTAAGCCGTCAACTCCAAAATCAAACATGGCGCCGTTTCATCCAATTTCCCCTCATCAAACCAACCAAACATCCCATTTATCAAACCCTTAACTAAGGGCGCCGCCTCAACTCCTCCAAGCCAACTAACAATTCATCAAATCCAATCAACAACCCTCATCTTTCACACACCAAAATCCCAAAATAACCTACTGTCATGCAGGTCATTCCCAAGAAAAACCTCCAAACCATACTCCTCCCTTTTCTGCCCTCTCACAACCTCTCTTACCACTTCTCTCCACCAATTCTTCGACCTCTCCCACTCCTCTACTTCCACTCCACTCTTACTCTCTACAACCTCCAACAAAAATCGGTATTATTCCTAATCCCCTACGCTCTTCCCTATTCCCATTTAATTTCGCCAACCTCTTCTATCAAATCCAAACTCCGGAAAGATAATACTGATTTTTTCCTTCTTGACTCTTCTTCTCTCTTCCCCTAGACTACCTCACATCAGCTCTCAAGCCTCGACCGGAACCAGTTCGGGGGACTCCAGACCCCTCCCACCTCAAGTAAGACTGCGTGTTCATCCGAACGCCAATCAGTGTCAAGCAAAATCGGTGGCATTGCAAGGAGAAAATTTATTATGACGTGGAAAAGAGGAGAGGGCCACCAGTTATGAACGGGCGGCCCTCTTGCGTATTATGCTTGTTGTTAGGCTGTTATGAATCTATCCTGTAGTATCTTTTGATGAGTTTGATGATGTGTTCATAATTTGGCCATTTGCTTGCGACCTTTTGTGCTTGTTCTAGGTCGGGCAGTGAGCTACGGGAATAGAGGTTTGCCATGATCCTGTCGAGTTCTGACTGGAGATTTGATTCTCGGACGAGCCTGCCTTCGGTTCTTAGTGCTTCCGGTAGGTTCTCGCGTGGGATACTCCTAGTTGCCAGTCTCCCGGACTTGGCAATGTAGATTTCTCTGATGATAATCTCGTAGTATGTTTGCCTTCTGTGGCCGCTTGCTTTGGTGATGATTTTGGGGCGAGGGAGATAGCAATAAAGCCGCTCTATTTCGCGCGTTCTCGATTTGCGGGCATACTTTGCTTGGTTAGTGATCCGCTCACGATATGAGGCGCATGATGCCTTTCTGAGGCGTGATGAGTGTACGTGCTTTCCGGTTTTCGCGTCGTAGAGGAGGATTAAGGCGTCCACGTCGTTATGCGTGGCGATTGCTCTAGCGGCGACGATTGCGGCCCACTTAATGTTTTTTGACTTCGATTCTCCTTCGATGATTTCGGTTTGTAGTGGGTTGTATGACCTGATGATGACTGCCTTGTAGTCGTAGGTTTTTTCTCCTTTTGATTTGGTTGATTGATTCATAACGTTTTGTTATAGTTGTTTGTTGTTGATTGTTAGAGGTTAGAGGTCACATATAATAGTTGCGTCACCGTTTAGGTCACATATAATAGTTGCGTCACCGTTTCGTAGATTGTAAGACATGATAGTTCCCCTATCGACGAGTCTATCCAGTGCTATCTTAAGGAGCGTATTAGACCCGACGTCTTCTAACAATTCGTTAGTTTCTTCGTCGCTTAGTCTGTCATAGGCAAACTCCTCTACGTCATCGTAAACGTCTAACAAGGTGACACATGCTTCCAAATTGTTAAATGTTAGGTCTGAACCTTCGACCATGCTCCATATCGTGTCTAGGACGAATTCACGGTCACTGATTTTGGCGTCTATCAAGTGAAAGGCGTTGACGATTCGCTCAAAGTCGCATCTATCTATTTCCAAATTCATCTACGTATATTGTTAATCGTTAAATGCTTCCACGAACTTCTCGCGGGTCTTCTCGCTCATATTCGGAAAATACAAGCAGATTAGCAGGCCGTCTTCTTCGATTTCGGTGTGCCCCACAAAGCGTTTCATCGGGAGGTTGTGGATTTCGCCCTCTTCTCCGCTTGTTTTTATTTCGGCAAGTGCGTTGTTTTTAATCGCGGTTATGGCGGCCTCAACGCTCATAGGCTCAGATAGGCCTACAAACGAGATACTATCAATTGTCTCATACTCAATGTACAATATTATTTCCCCGTCTTGCAACTCATAGATGCGGCATGTCGTCGCGGCATCGCAATCGGGGTTAACGAGTTTTATCATCATTTCTCTTTTCTCCTTTAAATGTTTAATGTTTTTGATTGTTAATTGTTGATAACCAGCGTGATTAGTGTCATCAGCGTGATGCAGATCATGACTGTCAATGACACGGCAATGACTATCACACTGCCCAGCGGTGCGTGTCTGTACGTGTAGTCTAGCCACACGCTACGGATGATAGCGGCAAAGCCTACTAGGCTTACAACTCCAAGCGCGATGATAGCGGCGGTTTTCATAGCTCCTTCGTAAGTTAGAGGATTTCAATCCACCGTCCACCGTAAGGACGACGCCTTTGCGCCCTCACCTCTTGCCACGGACCAGATATGTCGCCGTCGTCAATCTTGCACTCAACTATAGCAATGTGATCCGCTCCCATGCCGTGCAACAGGTTGTCGTCGCACCAACGATGAGCCGCAACCAAAGCGCCTCGTTCCGTCTTTGCCAGTTCGTAGCACATTTTGTACGTTGACCAGTCGGCCGCTTTGGCCGTCCAGCGATAGATATATTTCTTGTTCATTTTCGTTTTTCTCCTTGTTTCGTTGATTGTTAATAATTAGTTGATAGAGGGTTGCATGTGGTTGTTGTAGGTCACCACTCCAACGGCTAAGGTAGGCAAGGCATCCTTCACAAGCGCCGCCAGTTTGTACAACGGCACGCTTCCCTCGACGCTCACGCGAGCCGGGAACAGGCTCCCTTCTCCAGTCGCCGCCCTCATGTCTATCTCCGTGATCTCTTCCGAGCGGTAGTAGATCACATGCACTGGCACGCCTAAGAGCTTTGACATGCGAGCCTCGGCTTGCTCCTCGGTCCTGCAAGCTCCGACTTTGGCAAATGCCTCTAAGAGGCGCTTTGATGCTAGTTTGTTAATGGTCACTTTCATGTTTGTTTTTGGTTGTCGGTTGTCGTCGTTCGAGGCGTCGTGCCCCTCACTTGATGCGCTCTTTGTGTCAATTTTCTCTCACCATTGCAAGCTTTTTTTGTCAACTCGTCACATTTTTTTCAAATCATCATCATCATCTTGGTGACGCCAACAACATGATAGACCACGCAACACCACGCACCACGCACCGCAATGCCTGACGCTCGACCTCTCCAGCTCACCCCTCTTAGCGTAGCCGAGACGATAACCCCACCCCTAGGGGGACCACTGGAGGGGGTCTCGAGGGGGCCGGCGGGAGAAAAGCGGCGGCGGCGTCAAGCGCACGAAGAAGGGTACCTCGTGTAAGAAAAATCTGAGAAAAGAGATGGAGTATAGTATATGTATAGTATAGGAGAGGATTTGTATTTTTGTTGTGTTGGGGCTTTATGGGAAAAAAGCATAGACAATGATGAGAGGATGATTTATATATGTTTTTGAGATGAGAGAAGAATTATCGGAAGAGCTTGAGAGGCATATTGTCTGGTTGTTGGAGAGTGATGAGAGTGAAGAGAGGGAGAAGGAGTTAGAGAGGCTTGGTTATGGGTTGAAGGTAGGGATGGTGGAGTTGAGAGGAATGTTGTTGGTGTTGTTGGGAAGGAAGAGCTATGGAGAGATTAGTCGTGATTTGTTAGGGGAGAGGGATGAATATTTTGAGGATGGTATGAGGAGGAATGAGGAGAAGTTGTTAGAGATGTTGAAGGAGGAGCTGGGTATGGATTTAGTGGATGATGGAGAAGTTGGTGTGTTGAGTAGGGGAGAGGTGGAGCGGTTGTTGAGTAAGATGGGTAGGGGGGAAGGAGTGAGTGGGAAGGACCAGTTGCAGGCGTTGAGCATGTTTATAAGGATGAAGGGATGGCTTGGGAATGGAGGGGGTAGTGAAGAGGAGATGGGGAGTGAGCTTAGTGAATTGTTGAAAGGGGGGAATTATGGGGATAAGTAATGAGGCGCGGCTGGAGGTAGAGGGGAAGGGGGTTAGGAAATTTGAGCAGGAGTTGTATTACTTGCTGATGGGGTGGAAGAAGTACGGGAGATGTAGTTTGAATGTTAGGAGGGCGTATGACATATACGAGAGGGACGGGAAATTGGAAGAGAAGAAGAGGTATTTGAGTAAGAAATATAAATTGGTTTATGAGGGATCTAAGCTGAGGGGAGTTGAGAACCTGAATGGGATTAGGCCTGCTGGGGTTTCTGCTGGGGATGATGTGGTTGATGGAGTGGAGACGTGTAAGTTTTATGTATTGCGGAGCAGGACGAAGTACCGGATTAAGGGGAAGGCTAGGTGGTTGTATAAGAAGTATGGAGGTAGGGATAGTACAGATTTGGTGTTGTTTGCGTGGAAATTTATGAGCAAAGAGGCGATTGGTCCGCACGTTAATGTTGACTGGCAGGCGGTTGAGTTTGAGATGAGAGAGATAGTTAGATAGTAAAGGATTAGGGGTTGATATGTTAAGTTCGGAAGAGAAGAGATTGTTATTGGAAAGGTTGAAAGACCCTATGTGGAGGCTGAGCAACTTGTATGAGATCAAGTTGACGGATGGTCGAGTGATTAGATATGAGCCTAGGGAATTCCAGCGTAGGTTGCATGAGGAGTGTTATTTGAGGGGGAAGAAGAGATTTTTGGTGCCGAAGTCGCGTCGTCAGGGGTGCAGTACGTGCATTGGTGTGATGATGGCGGACATGGCGGCGTTTAATGAGGGGTGGTTATTGGCGTTGGTTGACAGGACGCAACCTGATGCTGAGGAGAAGTTGAGGGAGATAGTGAGGGTTGCGTTGGAGAGTTTGAGGAGGAAATTGCCTTGGTTGTTTAAGATGGAATTTAACAACAAGATGATTACGGTGGAGATGGTTGGTAGGAAGTCGAGCCGTATAGTTGGTGGTAAATACTTTAGGGGCAGTGGTTTGGGGTTTGCGCACATATCGGAGTTGGGAACGATAAGTGCGACGGAGCCGAAGAGGGCGGCGGAGATAGTGAATGCGACGTTTCCTGCGGCGAAGGATGGATTTATTTTTGTTGAGACGACAGTAAGAGGGGGGAAGAAGGGGATATTCTATGAGAACGTGATGAATGCGTTATCGATAGAAGAGGGGCATAGGGGGGAGAAGGACTTTAACGTTGTATTTTTGCCGTGGTGGGAAGATGAGAGCAATGTTAGTGATGATGATGAGCCGTTGACGGAGAGTACGAAGAGTTACTTTACGACGTTGAAGGCGAAATATGGGATCGACTTGGAAGACAGGCAGAAGGTTTGGTGGCAGAAGGCGAAGAGGCAACATGGCTTATCGATGAACGAGGAATACCCTTCTACGCTTGACGAGGCGTTTGAGGTGCCGATGGAAGGTGCGATATTGGAGGAAGTTCTTGAGGCGTCGATGAGGGATGGTCATTTTTTGCATGCGCCGTATGATCCGACATTGCCGTGTTATGCGACGTGGGATTTGGGGAATCCGTTGAATACGGTTTCGACGGTGTTCCAGTTGAAGGAGGGGTTGATCTGGATAGTAGATAGTGATTGCGGCCAATATAGCAGTGAGGGTCCGGCGCAGAGGACGGCTCGGTTGTTGAGTAGATTTCCCACCTTGATGAGGAATATATTTCCGCATGATGCTGGGTACACGACAGACACGGGTTTAAGTCAGGCGTACATGTGGCAACAGGCTGGGTTGCCGGGGATAGTGTGCTTGCCTAGAATAAGAGATAAATGGATAAGTATCAATTACTTGCTAGGGATGTTCCCTTTATTGAGATTTGATATAGGGGGGACGGAGAAGGCTTATCCGTATTGGTTAAGCTACAGGATGAAGCCAGCGCTTGGAGAGAATGGGGCCTATAAGAACGAGATCGTGCATGATAGTTCGTCGCATTGGAGTGATTCGTTGAGATACATAGCTGAGGCTCGGATGGCTGGTTTGCTTGGGAATGTAAGTGGAGGAGGAGAGACGCATGTAAAGAAGAGCTTTGGCCGGAACTTTAGCAATTTAAATATTGATAGAAACAACTATGAAGGCCTCATGTCTAGGAGAGGAGGGGCGCGCGGTCCTGAAAGCTTTAGGCGCGGATTTTGATGCGTCTTGGGAGGAGCATCGTTATTTATATCGGCGATGGGATGATAGATGCCTTGTGATGGGGCATTTCTTTAGGATGGAAGATGGGTGGGCTGATGTGGAGGAATGCTGGTCTAGGGTGAAGCAGGCGTGCGTTCCTTCGTTATCATGTAGCCGTCATGATGCGAATGGGTTCTTCTTTTATTTAGGGGTTGGAGATTTTAGAGTGTTGTTAAGATGGATGATAAAAGAGGAGAGGATGAAATATTTTATTGGCTTTCGTGCGGGGAATGTGTATCTGTACGGGAGAAAAGAAGTTGAATTGCTAATTAAATTATTAGGAAAGGGAAAAAATCATGGGCGGCAATCCGTTTAAAGAGATAGGCAACGCTATTAGCGGCGTGTTCAAAGGTGTTACTAATATCGTTGGAGGCGTATTAGGCTTGAAGCAGAACAAGGAGGGGATGGATGCCCCTGCTCCTGAGAAGCCAGTGAATGAGGTAACAGTCGATACGTCTGGCACGGAGAACAAGATACGTGAGAACAGGCGCCGTAGTTCCTTTGGAGGAACCTTTGTTGCGAGCAAGAACGCCTTGGGGGCAGGTAGCGGGGTAAGTGGCAAAAGAGCATTAGGTCAATAAGATGGTTACCAACAAACAAGATGCCAAGCAGAAGCATGCGGATTTGTATGCTTTCCGCCAGCGGTACGTGAGCAACTGGCAGAGGATCGCGCAATACGTTGATCCTGAGAAGAAGTTCAACATTAACGGTGCGGTTTATCAATCTACTGGGACGGACCTTGGCTATTTGGACCAGACGCTTGAAAGGGCTTTGAGGGTAAATGCGGCTGGCCAGCATGAGCTTATAACGCCCAAGAGTCAGGAATGGTTTAGCTTTGAGCCATTGGCGAAGATCGACGATCAGAGCCAGATTGATAGCACTATTGAGAACATTTATTATGAGACAGGGAGGCAGGTTGCGTGGTTTATGCGCAACAGCAACTTCCACACGGCTTCCGAGCTTTTTTACTTTGATCGTGCGGCTTACGGTCAGGCGGCCTTCTGGTCTGAATGGGACAAGGTGCGGGGGATGTTGAAATTTGCGCATATTCCTGTAGGGGATTTCATGGTGGACAGGGACAAGTTTGGGAATGTCCATACGTTTTGCTGGGACGAGTGGATGAGAATACAGGACATTGTGGCAACGTTCCCTGAGAAAGTACTGCCTGACATGGTGAAGGAGAAATATCAGGCGAGCAGTGTAAATCCTGACAACTATCTTGTGTTCCATTTGCTGGAGAAGGTGGAGAGGACGGGAGACGAGAAGCTGATTAAAGAGGCTAATGGCAGGCCGTGGGTGATGCGTAGCGTGTTTGACCAGTCAGGAGATGTTCTGGCGACGCAGTATTTTTGGACAAGCCCTGTGAGCGTCTCAAACTATTTTGATATTGCCAATTCTCCTTATGGGGTAGGCGCTGGCTTGAGGGCATTAGGGGACCAGACCGAATTGACCAACTCCGTTAAGGCGTTGAGCGAATCGGCCATGCAGAAGATATTCCCGCCGATGCTGGTGCCGGAAGGATTTGATGGGAACATTGACTGGGGGTTTGGCGGGGTGACAACCTTCAACCCGATGAACGTTCAGGCCAAGCCGACGCCCTTGTTCCAGAACATGATGCAGGCTAATGAGATGCAATGGCAGGTGCAGAGGCTTGAGAACAACATTCAGAAGACATGCGACATGGATTTGTTTGCGCCGTTGTTGCAGGTCAAAGACCCTCAATACATGAAGGCGACGGTGGCGCAGATGATCGAAGCGTATTCTGCGAGGATTGCTTCCCCTGCCTACACTAGGTTGACGGAAGAGTTCCTACAGCCTGTAGTGATGCGTTGCTATGAGCTTCTTCGAGATGAGAAGCTTGTTCCTGCGCTGGATGATTTTAGCATCAAGTTTACGACTCCTTTCCAAATGCTTTTGGACCGTCACCAGCCGACGCTATTCTCCGAGTTCATGCAGACGATTGCGATTCCTTTGGCGCAGATTGATCCTGATGTGATGATTAGCTTTGATACTGATTTTATCATGAGGTCAGGGATTAAATCTATTGGGATGCCGACCAAGATACTCAAGGATAAAGCGAAGGTTGACCGTCTTATTAAAGAAAGAGAAGCGGCGCAACAGGGGGCCAATCAGATGGCTAATGCTCTTGAAGCTTCTGAAATCCAGAAGAACATTGGAAGCGCTATAGGGAACATGCGATGATTTATGGAAATAACTACTGATGATAAAAACAAGAAGAAGGCATTAAAGGTTTATGACTTCTTCGGAAATGTAAGCAAAGTGCCGGAGGAAGATTTTATCCGGTTCCGGGAAGAATTTAAGGGGTCCGAATTAACCAATCGCTTGCTCTTTTACCTTACTACAATGGTTGACCTTTCTTTGTGTGATAAAGAACATGTGAAGAAGGAAGCCCCCTTGCTTGCAGACTTTGATGCGAACAGAGCAATGTTCATATCAGGAGCGCGCCAAGTGCTTGAATTAATAAAATACCTAGCAGGAAAATGATTGATAGCAATCCAAATAATGTAGGGGGTCAGGCCCCTACCACCACTACAGGGAGCGCCGCCTCCTCCACGCAAACTACCCAGCCTGCACAGCAGATGCAGATGCCGGGGACGATGAAGCTTGATGCAAATCCAGCTCCAACGGATACGCAACAGCAGGCATTTAAGGTGGCTGATATTATCGGCGAGGATGGTTCTTTCAAGGAAGGGTGGACTTCCAAGTTTGAAGGCGCCGACTCTCTAGGGAAGTACAAGAACGTTGATGAACTGGTGAAAGGCTTTGTGAATGCCAACCAGTTAATCGGGAAGAAGTTTGACGGCGTGAAGAAACCCGGAGAAGGAGCCAGTGAGGAAGAGATTAAAGCATGGCGCTCCTACATTGGCGTTCCTGACAATGTTGATGGGTACCAGATTCCTGATGAGTATAAGGACGACTATGACGAGGCGAGCTTTAAAGAGTTTGCGGCGTTTGCCCATAAGCACAACATCCCGGCTGAGACGGCACAGGAGCTTCTGCGCTATCAAGATACGCTTTACCGCAAGAACAATGAAGAGTTTGTAAGGAGAGTGGAAGAAGCTTCCAAGCAGGCTCAGGAGCATTTCAGGAAGGAATGGGGGCCGCAGTATGAACGCAACGCAACAATCCTTCGGCAGAGCTTGATCGATGCGGGGATTGACGTTGATGATAGCTCTTTTGCGATGGCCCTCAATAACCCATATATCTTGGAAGCCTTGTACGAAAAGGCGGCAAGGTATCAGGAAGGGACGATGCCCACTCCGGGCGTGATGAGGTCACAATCAGGGACGAGTGCCCAGCAACGCATGATTGACATGATTTCCAAATACGGAAGTTTGGACCGGATGCCAAAAGATGCGAGGGAGGAATATAATCGGCTTGCATCTACGCACGTTCAATGGTAATGTTTCTCAGTCGTCGTTAGTGGCTTAACTACGTGTATGTTCTCCTTCCTCCGTGTTTTAATTGATGCGGAGGAAGGTTTTTTTATTGAAATATTAAGCAATACGTAGTAACACATGTGGGTCTCCTTGTGAAAGGACGCGCCATTCTATAGTTCATTGTTATTTTTCCTTTGTTTTACCCGCACTAATATTTTTATTAGTGCGGGGTTTTTTATTGCAATGTTATGTGATGTGTGCTTGTTTGGGCTTGAACAACCCGGACGGACACTTGTTCAAACAGTTTCGTGAACCACCGCCGTTCACACAGACAGCCCTGATTAGGATACCTGCCTGATGCAAGACGCAAATCTTCTTCGAGGCGGTACGTTTAATCAAGAATTAAAATCATGGCTAATTACGGAAACTTTTATGATTTGGCGGTAAATGAATACACGCCTTCAATCTATGCGGGTGTCCAGCAGATGACTTCACGAACTGAACGTTATCTGCGTGTGTATCCGCTTGCTTCGCGCCAGCGCAGGTTCCAGATCATTGATCCGGTGAACTCTCAGGAGATTACCGACCTGTACGGCGATACCAACCCTCAGCAGGCTAACTTCAACGTTCGCTGGTTGAAGACCACGCCGTTCAAGACCACGCATGAAATCAGCCGCATTGAAATGATGCAGGCGGGAACGATTGAATCTCCGATTCCTCGCATCGTTCAGGCTGAACGCATGGAAATGGCACGTCGTCGTGACCACATCGCGGTTAACGGCTTGATCGGTACTGCATGGACTGGGGAGAATGGGGACGTTGCCGTTCCTTTCAACGAAACTTTGAATACGATTCCTGTTGGGTACAATCCTTCCGGGACGTACACCGCTTCCGGCTTGACGCTTGAGAAGCTTCTTCAAGTTCGTAACATCTTCGGTTCCCGGAACGTGCTTGGTCAGGACGTGGACCGTCAGGACTTGGGCGGCCCGGAAATCATCATGCTCATCTCTCATGAAGAGCTTAAGGACTTGCTTTCTCAGGAAAAGGTTGCAAGCATCTTGTACAACGTGGACCGCCCGCTGGTGTCTGGTAACATCTTTGATTACCTCGGCATTAGGTTCGTTGCCATGTCTCCGGGAATGCTTCCGTTCGGCTCTCGTCCGCTGGGAACGTCTACTGATCCGACGAAAGGCGATCCCACGGCAAACGTTCGCACCTGTATTGCGTTTAACATGAACTCCGTGGCCTTTGGCGTACTGGAAGAACTGTTCGTACGCATTGATGAGCGCCGCGACAAGCAGTACGTGTGGCAGACCTACACGGAACTCGCTATGGGTTGCACCCGCATTGAAGACAAGGGCGTCCTCAAGGTTGATGTGACCGGAACTCAAATGGTTTACTAAAGAAAGGATAAAAAATCATGGCTACTTTTCCAAGCATGGCTAAGGCGGAGATTGACGGTGGAGTTCCTCCGTTCCTGAACGCTCAAATGTCTAGAGGAGCTACCCTTAAAAAGGTAATCTCCTATACGGCCGAGGGAGCCGCTACTGCGGCATCGTCAACCATTCAAGATATTGATCTCCCGGAAGGGTGCATCATTGATCTTAGCTCGATTGCCTTTTCCCACAATGGCGTAGGCGCTGGTGATTATACTGTCGCCGTTGCCCTGACTGACAAGAATGGGAACATCGTGAACAATATGATTGCTCCTATTGGTGTTCTCGCGGCTACGGCCACGGCTAATGAAATCGTGAGGTTGGGCGTTACTTCCAATGGCAATAAGCCGGGGTTGTTGATGGTTGACCCCTACGAAAAAATTCTGACCGCTATTATTAGCAGAAATGAAATGCCCGATGTGCAAAACAAGAACAGCGTGCTGAAAGAAAGATACCATTTCTGCATTGTTGTTCAGAACTCGGCGGCAGTTGCGGCTAACAAGACCTTCACTATTGTGATGGATTGTATCATTCCATAACCTGAACAGAAGCGGCCAATGACTGATCTTGAAGTAGCAAACTTCGCGTTGGGATTGCTGGGACAATACAAAGTCTCCGCCTATCCTGATTTACAGAACAATCCTACTGTCTATGGTCAGGCATTGGCCGCTTATCTTCCTTTTGCCATTAATGATTTGATGATTGATGGTAATTGGAACTTTGCCCGTAAAAGGGTAGAACTTCTCCCTGTGGATGATGAGAAGCCACTCTTCGGCTTCTCCAATGCGTTTACGTTGCCTTCTGATTTGGTGACTATTATCTCCGTGAATGGCGAGCCTTGGGAGAACCAGCTCCAATTTGTGCAGATTGAAGGGAACTATCTGTACGCCAACACCGATGTGATGCGGCTTGTCTATCTTGGCGATATCCAGAACAAGAAAAGCACTCAGGAATTCCCGACCATTTTACAGCCCCTTCTAGGCATTCGCTGGGCACAACTATCTTGTGTGCGGATTACGAACAACCTTGATCTGTACAGGCTCCTTTCCGATATGTACATGAGGGAGCTTTCTCGTCTCCGTGAGAATGATTACGTCAATAATACTGGAGGCAGATACAACTACTACAACAGGTTAATGCGGCAGTCTGGCTGGAACCGTGTTCCCTATGGAACGACTTTCCCCTTTGGCGGCCATAACAAGCTTTTATAACATGGCAGACAACAGGCAAACACAGCTTCAACTTAACTTCAATGGAGGGCAAGTCTCAGAATCTTTCACGCCTCGCGTGGACATGCAACGTTATCTTACGTCGTGTTCTCGCATGCGTAACTTTATTCCACGCCAATATGGGAAGCTTCAACGACGACCGGGATTCAAGCTGGTAGATCGGATGAATGGCCCTTTCCGTATGCTTTACTTTCCCTGTACTTCGGAGGACATTTACATCGTATGCCTGCATGCTGGGGTGAAGCCGGGCCTTTCTGGTTTCGCTACAATCTATCAATGCGGGCATCTTGATGAGAATCCGCGCCCTATTTGGAATATCCCTCTTGATCTTAAACAGGAGTATGCCAAGAACGGATGGACTTCCGGCTTCACGGTAGATGAGTTAAAGGAAGTCAAATACGTCTCGCAGAACGACAAGCTTTGGATTGTCCACAAGAATCACTACCCTATTGTTCTAACAAGAACTCGTGATGATTCTGGGAATATCACTTTCAAGTTAACGGAATTTACTTTCCTAATCTTTCCGTCTTCGGATGATTACCTTGACTCCATGAGCGACACTATTGGCTCAGAGTTTGTGGATATTGGTATGATGCCAATGTCCCAGTCCGATTATCCTGATATAGAATACAACGCAAAATCAACTACTGCTTTTGCCAGTATGTTTTGCGACATTCCGTTCTTATATGATCCTTCTTGGGGTTTTGCTCAGTATGGAACAATTGTTAATAAATGGCTTGAGGGATGGCAGTCGGGAGATATTGTAAACTGCAACATTCGCACTAGAGCGACTGACGCCTATTATACTGGCCAATTATATAATTGGACTGAGATAAATAAATATCCTCAATTTTTAAATGCGGTAAATATCATATTTGCTTACGTTCAGGGGGAATGGAAGATTGATGTAGGAAAAGAGTTTGATAATAGCTATGCCTTCTATGTTTCGGGGATGAGTATTAGAGAAACGTTCCAAGGCTTGAATAAAGGTATATCCATTGCTAATGTATCGAACGCTTCCCAACCAGCTAATAGGCGAGTTACTATTACAGGAAGCGCCCCGCATGGATATTTTCTTGGATTCGCTTTTACAAATTCAGCTACAAATGGCATTCATACGGCTGAAACTATTAGAAATCTTCCCGTTGAGCTGACATGTGCCGATACGGTTTCGATTAATTCCTATCCATTTGCTACTTACATTAACCAGAAAAATTATAATGGCAGTGCAAATAATGGGACAGTGTTAAGGAATATTAACATTTTGCCAATGGCATTTTGTCCTGATCGTACTAATTTTTTTAATAATATTGCCACTAATTATTTTAGACTGAACTATTTTGCCGAAAGAGAACTTGTCGGCGTAAATAACTATAAAATTATTTACTATTTCAACACTCTAGTAAAAAGCGCCTTTAATGTTCAGAAGGGATATCCTTCTGCCGTTACTATCAGGCGAGGCCGTCTTATCTTCGCTGGAACTAAGGCCCAGCCCCAAACGATATGGGCGTCGCGCGTGGACAGATATGAAGACTTTTCCGTTGATGACCAATCGGATTCCGGATGGAACCTTACGATAGGCGCAAATCAGGCACAGGTCATTCAGTGGCTTTCTTCTTCCAAGGATTTGGTTGTTGGGACGGACATTGGCGAATGGGTTATTAATGATGATGATCTTAATAGTCCGGTCCCTACTATTAAAGAACAGAGCCGCTGGGGTTCATCTACTTTTCAGGGAGAGTTGATGACGGAAAGCTTGTTCTTTGTCCCGAAGGACAGGAAAGGTCTTATCCATTCCCTTTATTCTTTCCAGATTGACGGCTACCAGTCCGAAGACGTTTCCATTGTTGCTTCTGATCTTCTTGAATCCGGCATCACGTCACAGAGCATTATGAAAGACCCTGACCCTATTTGGTGGGGGACGTCAGAAGATGGGAAGATGCTTGGATTCTTATTCAACCGCACGCAGGAAATCCAAGGCTGGCATTGGCATGATATTCAAGGAGGGAAGTTCAAGCAGGTTGTTTGCTATCACAATCCGGTGAAGCGTCAAGAAGGCATATTCGCCTGCATTCAATGCGTTCCTCCGGCTGGTTCAACTATTCCTTTGGACAATGCTGAGTATTATTTAGCGTACATGGACTTTGACCACCCGTGTATTGACTTCCCAACGACAGCGGAGTGTGGCCCTGCTTTGCTCAGTGGAGCAGGATTTTTGGGAGAATGGACTTCGTTTGCCTCAAAGGAAGTAGTTACAGGCAATATAGACCCCCTAGATTATTATTTAGCCTCTAGTTTATGCTGGCAAGGTGGAGAGCCGGGGCAATTAGTCCCTTATTCAGGCATCTATCCAAAGATAGATATTATAACTCAAGGCAATTCTGGATTCAACAATGGTAAGACTACGGGTTATTGCTGGACGTTTACAGGAGAGCTTAACCCTGAGGGGTATTATTCTTTCAGCAATGGCAATCTTACCGGAGGAAGAATTAGATTCTCTCCTACATTTGAAGCCGGGAATAATGCTTTAGTTGGCTATTCAATGACTGGTACGTTTTCTTCCTTCTTATGGGGCTTGCACATTGAGTCCGAGTTCATATCGATGCCTATGGGGAATACTGCCAACTACATCATCCCCGCGATGACGACCAAAATCAACCAGCTAAGGTATCAGGTCTCGCGGGACACGTCTGATGATATAGCGCCTAATGGTGTCGTCATGGGGGATTATGCATCGACGTATGGAGGCCCTCGAATCCAAGCGCAGGTAGAAGCATTAGATTATTCCGCTCCTTTGGGGATGAAAAAGAATGACACGTTAGGGATAAGGTTGTATCTTAATAACGGACGAGGACATGAGGTATTAAGTGGCCCTTCATCCACCGATACCAGATTGTATTTCGCGTTTACGGACGCAAAGAACACGGACGTCTTATCAGCATATATCATTTATGATTCCAACCTCGTATGATAACCTTGGGTGGGCAGATGACTCTTTGATAAGCTGGCCTAGCTGGATTGAAAATTCAGTTGTGCCGAATCTTACATACGGGGATGGATTGTTGCCGGGTTATTATGACAGCGGAGAAACGGCAGTATCTGCTTCTTATGCTCCTCTTCCCGAATTAGGTTACCCGGAGATGCCCCAACCTGCGCCGACGTCTTCGACATATGGCGTTGAGATGCAACCTCGTGTGGCGTCCATTAATACTACTGCAAGCACGTTACCTATTAGCAACCAGCCGCTTACATACAACCAAGTTCAGCCGGAGTTCGGCAATAATTCTCAGACGTGGAGTGCGGCTAGCAATGTTCTTGGAGATGTACTAGATAATCTTAACAAAGAACACCAGTATCAAATTGCTGAACGTGGCTACAATATTCAGGCGCAGGCATTAGCTGAAAGGTCGGAGTCCGCTTACAAGATTGCCGGGACAAACATGATGCGTCTCCGTGGCAATCAGGAAAGGTATTTAACGCAACAGCGCGTGGCGGCAGTGCGTACGGGCTTTGCCCCTACCTCGGGTTCCATTGAGGCCGTGCAACGTGGCACGATGAGCAAGTTCGAGCAACAGATCGCAGACTCCGAAAGAGAGGCAGAACAGAGTAGGCAAGACACCATGTATCGATCGCGCGTCATGTCATGGCGTGCAGGACAGGCTAGGAAGGCCGCTAAGCAAGCTCGCACCTCAATGTGGGGTTCTCTTATAGGAAGCACCATAGGAGCCGTTGTAGGCGGCCCTGTAGGAATGCGAGCAGGTTCCAAGATAGGTTCATCAATCGGAGGGTTCTCTTAATATGGCAGAAGATACAAGAAACATTCGTCTTGGAGTTCCGAGTCAGGCGAGAAACGCAACGATGCCGGGGTCGCCGGACAATCGTTATGCTTCTACAGGGCAAAGCGATGTATCGCGCTTTGTTCCGATCGGCAGTGAATTTAATGCGGAGACAAGCAATCGTGCGGCGAGGAATTTAACAGAAGGTCTCTCCTTAATCGGGAAAGCCAAGGCAGAAGTTGAGACGGTTAACGACAGTATCATGTCTAGGCGCATGCAGGCTGAGCTTACAAATGCTTCTGCTAAGATCATTTCGTCTTTATCTACCGATCCTGAATACATGAACAAGCCGAGCATGTGGACTCAGGTTTATCAGGAGAGGATGGCCTTAGCTCAAGAAGATATTAATACTAGGTTTGACGGCGCTTTCTTGGTCGGCAAGAACAGATTGCTGACCGATGAAGCCTTGAATCAGATCAAAGCTAAAGAGGCGGTGCAGGTTGCTAGGACTGCGGCGCTACGTGTCTCACAGATGGCGGCTGACGAAACTAATGCCGCTATTGATATTGCGATTAAAAGCGGGCAGTTTGATGAAGCTTCACGCATCACGGAAGAGACTCCTTATCTTAGCGATGCTCAGAAGATGAAGCTTAACTTCACAATTGACCAAGCGAGAACTACTGATGAGGTCCAGCAAATGGCTTTGACCAACCCATATGGATTGCTCGAGGAAATCCAGACGAAAGGGTCTGTTCGAGGTAGAGCGCTTTCCTACGAACAACAGCAATACGGGATCAATCAGGCGCGGTCCTTTATCAATGAAGACCAGAAGAAGAACTACAACTCTCTTGTTGAACAGTTCATGCTGGCTCCAGAAGGATTTTCCATTGAACAGGCAAAGCAGTCATTGGAAGTTAATGGCATTAATACCCAGCAGTTTGCTACGCTTTGGAGGATGTACAAGCAGAATACCGCGAACATCCCTCCGACTTCTGCCGAGTTTGCTAGAGCTAGTAAATATGCGGCGAGCATGATCCCTTCTTACCAGAATGCCACGCCAGAACAAAGGGCCAACTTGGAGAACCAGTTGAGAACCACGTTAAAGCAAGCCAACTTTTCTTCCAACGATCAGACGTCTTTGATTAACCTGATGAAGACGCACACGCCGCCTTCCTATCTGGATGATGCGAAAACGTGGGTTGAGCGGGTATGGGACACAGGCAAATATCCACTTTATACTGGGAAAGATTATGTAGATGAGAACGGTACCCCAATCTACATGACAGAGGCGGAGTTTAATAATAGCTTTGTTGGGAAGAACAAGCAATATTATCTGGATAAGACAGAAAGCCGTGCCTATGAAGACCCGGAAACTTTGGCGAAGAGGTATGTAGTTAGAGAGAAAATTCCTAACCTTCAAAACGATGCAAGCTTTAAGAACTTCATCGGCCAAGTCAGGGCACAGGCGACCCAGCAAGTGTACGATTTCATGGGGCAGAACGGCGGCAAGACCCCGACCGAACAGGAGCGTTACAAGATTCTTGCTGATACCATTTCTCAAGTCTCAAAGGAATCAGGCATTCCCACTAGGGGGTTCACTTCTTACTTCTCGGCGTTTCAACAAGAAGAAGATGTCGTTGGTCCTATGCAAAGCGCTACCAGAGTAATCGCATTAGATCAGAACTTTACCCTTGGAGATAAAACGGAACTTCCTGAGATGCCTAATGGTGGTTTTGTCGTGACTCTTGGGACTCCCAACAGTTCAATTTATGAAGTTTCTTCTTCATCAGGAGAGCCTATTAAAACGCCTCTCTTGTCAAAGGATATGTATAAATCTTCTGGAGGTTCGAGAAAGTTATTGGAAATAGATCAATTCTATTTGCAGAAGCCTTCTGCTGACGCGATGGATAATGAAGCGGAAAGAAGGGCTAGGATTCTCCGGGTAAATAACGGCTTGAGCGACGAGGATGAACAAGCTATATATTCAGCTTTGATCTCTTATTGGAATAGATAAAATGGACGAGCCTATCGAACCCGTATTGCCTGATGACGAAGGAGTGACTCCTCCTCCTTTGGATGAATCAGTTATTCCTTCGCTTGGAATATCTGGCGACCAAGAAGCTATCGCCCGTGAACAGCGCAGGGCGCAGGGAGTGGGATACGCAGAACTTAGCGAAACTGAAAGAGCTAACTACTTAGGGATTCGGGCAAATGCTTTGCGTAGGGAAACTCTCGCAGATTTGGAATCCTATAAAAAGCTTCAACGGGAGTTTAGGCAAAGCAATGTTCTCGATAGCTCGATGATGGATGAAATCCTTCGGCTTAATGATTCCTTGAAGAAGAGAGGGATTGACCCTACATTTGAGCTAAGGAGAGAGAAGGTAGAGAGGACCAACGCTATATTCTCCGCATTAACTCAAAACATACAACCGGAAAAAGGACTTTACGGTTATATTGATACAGATGAAGTTGTCGATAATAAGTTAGGGAAACTTTTGAATGCTGACCAGATAGCATCTTGGAATAGCGCTGACCAAGCTACAAAAGAGAGAGAGCTTTTTGGAGCTATCAAGGAAGTGAAGTTCCCTAACATGAGTATTTCTGATGAGATGGCCGCCGCTATTCTCATGAGGGAATATAAGACGGACAGCATCAATGGCGTCATTAATAAGTACTCTCAAGATTTAAAGAGGGCAAATGAAGTAAAGGAAGGATATTACAAGGCAGAGGCAGATTTCCTTCCGGCCTTCTTGGAAAACGGAGGAGACTTTGAGAAAGCCATTGACTCTCTTGGCCCTAACTCAGTTTATGGCCGCTCCATTTTCAACAATTCCCCTTATTTGCGGACGCAATATCAAGCGGCATATGAAGCTACTTCATGGATTAAGGACGAGTATATAAAAGATGGTTCCCTTGATTGGGACAAGATGGCTGACAGGTTGCTAGCTCTTGGGGAGAATACGGGTTCGTTCAAGATTGCTATTCAGATGCTTCCTGAATTCCTGCCCAAAGACGATAGAGCATGGCTGGTCCAAGCATTGAACGACACCTATGAAGATATAGGGTCATTCTTAAGAATGCTTCCTGAGAAAGACGAAGATGAAGAAAAATTTCAACGTCTTGCTCTAGCTATCCAGAAAGAATATCGCTCCATGCGAGACATGCCTGAGAGCAATTGGGGTATGGGGGTCAGGAACTTAGTTGATAATGTTCCTAAAATTGCCGCCGTCAGCTTGTCTTCTTTAGCTACAGGAATTGTAACAAGGAACCCAGTTGCAACTTACAGCGTAGCAACAGCTATGGGGTCATTGGTCTATGGCTCGAGTGCCGGACTCGATGCTTATAAATCAAACTCTAGTAGAGAAGGGGCAATCGCGTATGGATTAACGGTAGGCTCACTAGAAGGCGCTCTTGATTCTCTCACAATGTCTATTGGTGGTCTAGCAGTTAAAGGCGTACGAGCTACTGGACTTGGTTCTACTGCGATAAGAGGAGTTGAAGCTATAGCAGAAAGATCGACATTGGCACGTATAGGTCGTGCTGGGGCGGCAGGTGCTTTAACGGAAACCGTACAAGAAAGCATTGCTGACCCAGTATATGTTGGAGTTGAAAATCTTTACCGGAGCCTAGGTGCAGATTTAACTCAACAGAATACCCTTAGGGGCTGGTGGGAGAATTACAATCCTTTGGACCCTGCATTCTTTATTCCTACTGTTGTTCTTGGCGGCTCTATGGGCGCGCTCGGTGGTGTACAAGCCAATCATTTGGTTAACAAGGTAGGCAGAAGCCCTCAAGCTCTTATAGCCCTAGGCATTGAAAGTGATGTAGCCCACCAGATTGCTACTATGCCTGACGGCAAGGAGCGCTCCAACCTGATTCAGGAGGCGCTCTTTAATGCTACCGATGTAAACCAGTCGCCAGAAACAGTAGGTAGCAGTTCAGCCGCGATGCTGAACTTCGTCGCAAAGAATGCTGACCTTTTCAAGAATGTGGAATTGATGCCCACGTTCAAGGATAACGGGGATGGTACTTGGGACGTCACCACGACGTCTCCTGAAAGCGGCCAGCAATCTACCATGACGCTCACCGACGAAGTAGCTGGGACTTATCTTTCCGAGACGCTGGCGTCCAATCCTTCTTTTGTGCAAGCCCTGAATCTATTTGCTCAGAGACAGCTTGAACCTGCCATTGAGAGTCAAGGCATTGAGATAAGCAAAGACGAGCTTCTTTCCTCAATCCAGAATGCGGAAGGAATCAACCAGTCCACGGCAAGGGCTAGGGCGCTAGCCTACATTCAATCTAACCCTGAACTTCGAGAACAATACAATGCAGGTGAAATTACCGTTGAGGACGTTGCTAATAATTTGGAGGTTGTTTCGGCGTATCGTGCTGGGCAAATAGCGGTCATCGAAGGGAGAGCCAATCCACTAGACATTCTGGAAGAAGTCATCCATGCCAATGCGACGTATGATCTTGCCACGGGGGCAGTCACCCGGGAGTATATTGAGAACGCCATTCGCAAGTATGGAGAGTACACTGGCCGGGATTTTGGAAACTTGTCTGACGATGTTATCTTGCAAGAAGCCTTAGCCACGATGGGGAAAGCGCTTGCCACTAACCCGGAACTGTTCGGTACTCTTCCCGGGGATGTGCAGAGCATCCTTGAATGGCAGAAGGACAACATCGCGGAAGTAGGGAACATCTTTAAGGAAGGCCAGCGCATCAAGCAGGCCATTGAGGATGGAGTTCTTGATGCAGACTTTGTTAAATGGTCCCAGTCTC